GACGGATGGATTGTCGCCGCAGGGCCGCGCGCTCTTTGCCGGCGTCAAGCAGACGCAACACGGCATCGAGGTCCAGACGCACGACCAGCTAAAGGCGCTCGACCTGTATTGCCAAATTCGGGGGCTGAAGGACGGCAAGCTGTCTGTCTCGGGCGTGCTCGACGTCGTGTCGCGCCAGGTGACGTTGCCGGCTAACGATCCGGCCGAAGCCGAACGCATCTACCGCGAAATGGCCACGGGGCGGGCTTGACGCAAGTGCGGGCTTGTGTGCGTATATCCCGACCCTTTTGCGCTGGACCTGTCGCCCCATGAACGCCGCCACGCCTCGCATCGACGCCCTTTGCAACTCGCAAGAAAATACTCCATATTCGGGGCACTTGAAGGTTGTGGGGGGTATCGACGTGTCTGACGTGCCATCTGTTCGGGCGAATGACGCGGCCCTCGAATTGCTTCGAGAAATGGCCGGCGAGCTTCGTGTTGTTCGGGCGGACATCACTGAAGCCAAGATCAAACTTGCGCGCATTGACGGTCAGGATCACGCTAAGCAGATCGAGGACGTGCGCGACCGGCTGGACGAGATGGGACGGCACGTTGACGACATTCGGGGGCGCATCGCCGTGCTCGAAACCGAACGCAAGCCCGGTCGCTGGCTCGCTGGCGAGAGCGTCAAGTTTCTTCTGCAACTCGCCGCCGGCGCTGGCGTCCTGGCCGTCGGCGTCGCTTTGGGGCATTCGAAATGACCGACTTCACGCCACCGTCGCCGCCCCCTGTCCCGGACATCGTCGAACAAATTTTGGGCGCTGTCGCTCGCCACGGGCTTACTACCGTCGCGGGCTTCCTTGCGTCAAACGGGCTGTTGACCAAGGATCAGACCGGCGAGTTTATCCAACTCGGGCTGGCCCTGACGCTTGGGCTTTCCGGGCTCGCATGGTCCTGGCTCCAAAAAGGTCACGCGCACCTTGCGCTTCTTCAGGCGATTCATTGCGAACCGCCCGGCAAGATCACCAATGGACAATGAGACGGCCCTTGCCGCCGTCATTGCGGACGAGGCGAGCAATCAGCCCCACGTCGGCAAAGTAGCTGTCGGGCGCGTGATCCAGAACCGGACGCGCCTTCACTTCATGAGCGACGGCACGATCATGGGGACGATCCTTCAACCCATGCAATTCTCGGGCCTGTGGTGCGACTTCACAAATGGCCATTATGGCCGGGTCATTTTCACGCACGACGCCGCAGCGGCTCGCCTGGCGTCCAAGGCGACCAACTACGCCAAGTCTCCGGGCAACTGGATGGACTGCCTCCTAGCCGCACGCCAGGCGCTTGGCGAAGCGTCCTTCGTCACCAACGAGCCGGGCTATGCGTCCCTCACTGACGAGACGGTCAATTATCTCAATCCGAAGGTGGTTCACCCCTTGCCAGCGTGGGCCAGCGCGGACAAGCTCGACGCGGTCATCTATGACCATAGCTTCTATCATCGATAGGATCGTCAACATGAAACGGATGCTAGTCGCCCTCGCCATGTGCGGGGCGCTCGCGTCATGCGCCACGGAGCCAACCACCGTGACCATCGCGCGGGCCGAATATGCTTACGAGCTCACCTACAACACCGCGGCGACCAGCTATCTGGCCGCCGTCAAGAACGGGGCGCTCACCGGAACGAGGAAAGACCAATGCCGGCAACTTCTGACCCAAGCGTATCAAACCGTTCTGGCCGCACGCGCCGCGGAAGCAGTGGGGGACAGTCCGACGGTGGCGACCAAGGCGGCGGCCCTGGCGTCGCTTCTGTCGCAGATCGCGGAGCTATCCAAGTGACGGCCGCGCAAGCCATCCAGGCGCTTCAAACGGGCGTCGCCCTGCTGGACGCTCTCGCCCCGCTCGCCGGCGTGTCGTCGGTCAAGATCGCCGATGAGCTCGCATCTATCGGAACGGCGCTGTTGACCAGTCTGGACAGCGCGGACGCAGCGACCGCCATCGCAACGCACGACCTGGCCGTCATTCGCGATCTTGCTGCACATTTGCAGTCACGCAACGACGCGCTTGCGCAAGAGATCGCCGCAAGCTAGTCTTTCCGGGCTACGCGTTCGCCAGGAGCCTTGTTGACCTTAACGCCCTCGCATCATCGCCCCGATGCGGGGGCGTTTTGTATTGACGGCCCCGTCATTGTTGCGGCAAGGTGCGCCGGTCAACAAGAGGGCGACGATATGAAACGCATTCCGGTCACCATCAAGATCAAGGTGCGCGCCCGTCGCGCTGGCTCGCACTCGATCACTCCCGAGGTCGCCTACGTTTGGCGCGAAGGGTCACGCTTCGCCGTGGGAAAAGCACGCAAGTCGGACGACGGATATTCGGCCTGGCATATCGGCTCGGGTCTGCACGTCAATTCGGTTTTCCCGCCGCGCGGCATTCACACGCTTGCGCCGGCGCTCGAAACGTTCAAGGCGTGGGAGACGGAAATTCCCGAAGAGGATTGGGCACCGTTCGATAAGCTCGCCTTTGGGGACTATCTTGTCCCCGGCCCGGACACGACCCGCGTCGCCAACCTGATGCGTCAGATCGCCGCGAGGGTCGCGCCATGATCGAATGCGAATATTGCACCGGGTCGCGCTGGCTCGCCGACAACCCCGGCATGGGGGAATGCGCGTGCGTCAACCGCGACAATGTGGTCAAAATGACGAACGACTATGCGTGCCTCGAACACCAGATCGACGCGCAAACCAGCGAGCTCGAAGAGCTCACCACCGCCATGCAAGACGCGCTCGACGCTCTCCGCGCTTACTTCGTCTCCATCGGCTGGCCGTCTCACCCCGTCCGGATCAACGATCAGAACCTTTCGGACGCCTACACCAAATTGGACATTTTTGAATGAGCTTCGACCAAGCCTATTACGAACGGATGCGCCTGGCGATCATGCGGGCCATTGCGGACACCAGCGAAACCGAGATTAATGGCGAACCCGTGCGCTTCATGCAGACCGCAGAGATCGGAGCGGCATGTCTCGACGTCGCGGCATTTTTCACCAGCCAAGGGGCCAGCGTCGAAACAGAGCGCGGCTTGCGCCAGACCGTTGACGCAATGGGCAACAGGCTCAAAAGCAACATTCGGGCTTTCCGCGACAACGATACGATGATGGCGTTAGGGGGCAGGGCATGAAGGTAGACACGACAGCCGCGCATCGAGCGCTTATGGACGATCTCAAAACCGCGTTGGGCAAACACTCGCATTTAAGCCCGCCGGAAATGCTGGCAATTACGGCTCAGCTAGTGGGCAACCTGATCGCTCTTCAAGACCAGACGAAACACACGTCCGAAGCCTGTATGCGTCTGGTGGAGAAGAATATCGAAATCGGCAACGCCGCCTGCATTGAAACGCTTTTGGGTAAAACGGAGGGCAAGGCATGAGCGCGAACATGGACGAAACCAAATTCGAGCCCGGCACGTTTGACGTGATCCGAATGCATTCTCCGGAAATTGGGTTGCTTTCGTCTATCGCGGTGAGCCTGAAGCGCATCGCCGACGCGACCGAGCGCGAGGAAGTGACCGGCGAGCCTCACGCCGACGAATGACCTTCGATTGGCTAAATCCCGACTATGTGCCGATCTTTCAGGAACGGGCCGACCGGCTGGCCTGGCTCCGGGCCGACAAGTCGCGCGTTGACGCGCTGAAGCGCTACTACCGTGACCATCCCGCGGACTTCATCAACGATTGGGGCATGACGTTCGACCCCCGCAACCCCGAGATCGGATTGCCTGCGACGATCCCCTTTCTCTTGTTCGACAAGCAGCGGGAATGGGTCGAAGAGACGATTTACCTTTGGAAACATCGCGAACGGGGCATAAGCGAGAAGAGTCGGGATTGCGGGCTTTCCTGGCTGGCCGTCGCCACGGGCTGCACGCTCTGCCTGTTCAATGACGGGCTGAATATCGGCTACGGGTCACGCAAGGAAGAGTATGTCGATAAGCTCGACAGCCCGAAAAGCCTCTTCTGGAAACTGCGAATGTTTCGACGCCTGTTGCCCATCGAATTCAACGGCGGTTTCGACCTGAAAGCCGACGCGCCCCATATGCGCATGAATTTCCGGGAGACGGGCAGTTACATCACGGGGGAAGCCGGCGACGGCGTGGGGCGAGGCGACCGGGCATCAATCTATTTCGTGGACGAATTTGCGTTTTTCGAGCGGCCGCAACTGGTCGAAGCGTCGCTCTCGATGACGACCAATTGCCGTATCGACATATCGTCGGTGAACGGCCGGGCCAATCCTTTCGCGGAAAACCGCCATAGCGGCAAACATCGCGTCTTTATTTTCGATTGGCGCGACGATCCCCGCAAAACCCAAGAATGGTATGACCGCCAGAAAGAGACGCTCGATCCCGTCGTGCTGGCCCAAGAGGTGGACCGGGACTATAGCGCGTCCGTCGAGGGCGTCTTGATCCCAAGCGCGTGGGTCGAAGCGGCCATCGACGCGCACGCCAAGCTAGGCATCGCGCCGGCGGGGCGCTTCGTGGGCGGCTTCGACGTGGCGGACGAGGGCCGGGATATGTGCGCCTATGCGGTGCGCCAGGGCGTTGAGCTCCTGCATCTGGACGAATGGAGCGGCAAAGGCTCCGATACGCTGGGCAGCACTCAGCGCGTCGCGGAGACGCATGAAGCGATGGGCGTCGAGGAAACCCGGTTCGACGCGGACGGCGTGGGCGCGAGCGTGCGGAGCGACGCCAGGGTGATCAACGAACGGCGCGTCGAGACGGGCCGGGCGGGCTTGCACTTCATGCCTTACCGCGGGAGTGCGGGCGTTTATCGCCCCCGCGCGCAAGATGAGCCTGGCCGCTTCAACGAGGATTTTTTCAAGAATCGCAAGGCGCAAGACTGGTGGAATTTGCGCCGTCGGTTCCGGGCGACTTATCGCGCCGTCAACGGCGTGGCCGGGTGGGAGCCCGACGAGATAATCTCGATCAGCCCGACCCTTCCGCTTTTGTCGCGCCTCAAGGGGGAGCTCTCTCAACCGACATGGGACCGCGACACCGCGGGCCGGATCGTCATCGACAAAGTTCCCGATGGCACGCGAAGCCCTAATCTAGCGGACGCAGTCAACATCGCATACAGTGTGGGCCGATCCCCGATGCAAATAGCGGATGACGCGTTGAAATGAGAACATGGCTTCGCAACTGGCTCATGGGCGGAACGGCCCCCGAAGCCGTGACCACGGCCCCCGCGTCCCGGCCAGCGCTTAAGGTCTCGCACGAAGCCGAAGCGCTCTCGCGCGTCCCGGAGCGAACCCTAGACGAATGGCGCTCGATCCTTGAGCCCGCCGCCCCGACGCCTGGAACCGTGCCGCCAGACTTCAGGCCGCAGCCCGTCACGGTGGCCATGGACGACATCGGCGGCCTTAACGCATGGGGCTCGGGCGCGTTCTATGACACGGGCATATCGTTCCTCGGCTATCCCTACCTCGCTGAATTGTCGCAGCGCCCGGAATATCGGCGCGCGGCGGAGGTGGTCGCGAAGGAAATGACTCGCAAGTGGATCGAATTCACGACGACCGGGGACAAGGATAAGGCGGATCGGATCGCGAAGCTCGAAGAGGGCTTCAAAGCTTTTAAGGTGCAGAAGCTCTTTCAGAAAGCCGCGGAGCTCGACGGGTATTTCGGGCGCTGTCACCTGTTCATCGACGTCGGCAACCGGGACGCCCAAGGCGAGCTCGAAACCATCCTAGTGCGCCGCAAGAGCAAAATTTCCGTCGGCTCGCTCAAGGGTCTTCGGATCGTCGAACCGCTCTGGACCTACCCGGCGACATACAACAGCAGCGATCCGCTCTCACCCGCCTACTACAAGCCCGACGCCTGGTTTGTCATGGCGAGGAAGGTCCACGTCTCGCGCTTGCTGACATTCGTGGGTCGCGAGGTTCCCGACCTGCTGAAGCCGTCCTATATGTTCGGCGGTCTGTCGCTGACGCAAATGGCCATGGACTATGTCAACAATTGGCTTCGGACGCAGCGGAGCGTGGGCGACACGATCCATAGTTTCTCGAAATCGATCCTCGCCACCAACATGGATAGCGTCCTTTCCGGCGGATCGGCCGACAGCCTGTTCAAGCGCGCGGCCCTGTTCAACAATGCGCGCGACAACAAAGGGCTGATGCTTCTCGACAAAGAGACAGAGGAATTCATCGACGTATCGACGCCACTCGGGACGCTCGACCATCTGCAAGCCCAAGCGCAAGAGCAAGTGTGCAGCGTGAACGGCATTCCCTTGGTGATCTATACGGGCATCACGCCCTCGGGCCTCAACGCCACCAGCGAGGGGGAATTGACCGTCTGGCATGATTGGGTCGCCGCGCAACAGGAACACCTGTTCCGGGACAATCTCGAATATATCTTGGACGTCATGCAGCTTCATTTGTTCGGCGAGGTTGATCCCGACATCGGCTTCAAATTCGTGCCGCTCGGGGAGACGGACGAGGCGCTAGAGGCGAACGTCCGCAAGACCCAGGCTGACACCGATCAGGTCTATATCGACGCCGGCGTGATCTCCCCCGAGGAAGTGCGCGCCAGGATCGCCAAGGACGGCGACAGCGTGTATCGAGGGCTCGACCTGTCTGTCATGCCCGAACCGCCGGATGACGGTATCGAATTAGACGATAACGGCGATCCGGCTATGGACGGCGACGATCAGCCTCGGGATGAAGACGGCAAGTTTTCCGTCGAGCGGATGAATTCGAACACAGGCGAATTCGAGAAACACCATTTCCAACGCGGCGACTATGTGCGCGCAAGTTTTGGCGGGTCAAAACCGCATTTTGGTAAGATCACGGGGGTTTCGCACGCGAAAAAGACCTTCAATATCGGAAGCGTGTCCTATCCGCACGGGTCGGCGTATCATGCCGAAGAGCCCAAAGCTCCGCCGCGAAAGACCGAAAAACTGTCAAAGACCATTGAGCGCTCGAACGCCAAGCACGGGGAAGGGCTGACGGATGCGGACCGCGTCCCCGAAAACTACTAGTCCCGTCCGCCCCAACGTCGGGCTTCGGATCGCATATCAAAAGCGGCTCGATAAGCTGATTGCGGAGATGCACAACAGCGTGGACTATTGGCTGTCAGCAACATACCGCGCCAATCCGCCAGAAATGGCCGCTGACGCCTCTCCCGCCATGATGCTACGTGCAGCCCTGCGACGGCTCGGACGCCGCTGGCTGCGACGCTTTGACGCCCTGGCGCCGGAATTGGCGCGCTACTTCGCGACGGACGTAAGCGAGCGTTCCGATGCGGCTTTCCGGTCCTCATTGCGCCGGGCCGGCTTCACCGTGAAATTCAAGGCGACGGCCGCGCAAAACGACGCATTGCAAGCGATCATCGGCGAGAATGTCGCGCTGATCCGGTCGATCCCCCGCAACTATCTGACGCAGGTCGAAGGATCGGTCATGCGCTCCGTGCAGACGGGCCGCGACCTTGGGACGTTGACGAAAGAGCTCCAGGGCCATTACGGGGTCACGAAGCGCCGGGCCGCTTTCATCGCGCGCGACCAGAACAACAAGGCGACGGCGGTCCTCACGCGCACGCGGCAACAGGAGCTTGGAATCACCAAGGCCAAATGGTTGCACAGTGCGGGCGGCAAAACGCCCCGGCCGGAACACGTAGCTTTCTCGGGGAAAACCTACGACGTCGCGACCGGGGCGTATCTAGAGGGCAAATGGACATGGCCCGGCGTCGAAATCAATTGCTTTCCGCCGGAAACCCTTGTGACGCTAAAAGATTTGCCCCGGAAAATCTGGAAAACGCCTTTCGATGGAAAAATGATCGACGTTGACCTTGGCGGCTGTTCGATCAAGGGAACATTGAATCACCCAATACTCACCGCGCGGGGGTGGGTCGCTATGGGCGAGCTTGATTGCGGCGATCAAGTCGTTTGCGTGGCGCAACAAGGTGGGGACGTGATTGGCCACAACGAAAACCAAAGAATAACCACATTTGGCGAGCTTTTCGTAACGTGCGCGAGTGTGTTTGGAGATGTTCGCAGAGACGCGAGCCGATTTAACTTCTATGGCGAGCGGCCACAAAACCACGTCGATGAAGTAATTATTATCGACGATGACTTGCGTATCGATGGGCAAACCTCCGCCGCGCAAAATCTCCGCAACTTCATGTTCGGCAAAACCGACCCCGTGGTAATCGACGCCTTTGAGGGCCGCTTCGGCCATGTTTCGAACGCGCCGACGACGCGCGGGGGCTACGATCTTTCGCCTTTCGTCGTCGCTGGCACGCGCAAACCGATGGACGTTTCCGCCGCTGCGATCACGCATGACGCCGCGACGGATGAGAACATTGCGAATGCTGGACGCAGCATGTCGCGGAAAGCCCAAGGCGGCGGCAATAGCTGTCGTCCCCAAGCCTTCCGCATACATCTGCACGATGGCGTCGCCAAGTTCGTCCCAATTGGTCCGCCGCTCGATGGCGACGTTTTGCGCTTTGAGCTTTTTGCTCAATTCGTCCACATTGCAGCCAACAGCGGTTGCCGCGTCCTGGAGTTTGACGCCGTCCGCTATCAATTTCGCAGCGTGGTCAATAAGGTCATCTCGGATTATTCGGGGCATGTTTTCACCATGGAAACGCAAGACGGATACTATACCGTAGGCGATGCGTTTGCACAGGCTAAAAATTGCCGATGCGTGTCCGTTCCGATCATTCCGGGCTTCGAAGAGTAGCTAGGAAGTCGCGCCGCGGATCGGGCTCCATGTTGAGAATGGCCCGGATCGCCACGGCGGCCGGCGGGCTTGGGCCTTTGCTGGCGAAGGTCCGCCCCGTGCGCTCACTGACGCCAAGGACGCGAGCCGCGCCGACAATGGACAGATCGAGGGCGGCCAGGTGCGCCCGATACTCCGCGCCGGTCATTGGGTCGCCTTTTCAATTACGCGCCGGGCGTCATAAACGCGCCGGATCGCGTCGGCGTGCGATTCGCACCGGATGACGATATTCGGCCCGTCGTAATACAGATCGTCGGCCACCAGCATGGACAGAGCGGCCAGCAACGCCCCGGACCAATTGGGCGCGGCCTTCGGCTTCGGATCGACCAGCGCCGCGCGGGCTTCAAGACGTCGAAGCCCGTAATTGTTGAGCGTGTCGGGGTTTTTGCGCGCCGAAGCTTCCGCCGCCGCCAAAAGCCACGTTTCGAGAATTTGAAATTGTTCGTCGGTCATTTGCGCCCCTCCGCCCGAAGCCTCCGTTTGTTGACCGTGCAGTAATTGCACGGATTGACGGGACGGTCAAGCACGAATAACGATGCACTTCCCCTCGGAGACGCGCCACCGTGACCATCGCCCTCGCCGCTCTGGCTATCGTGCTGCTTCTCATAATCAACCGGAGAATTTACCGCATGTCGCTCGACATTGATCGCCTGTCCGCCAGCGTTGCAGCGCTCACCACCGCCGCTGATTCGCTGATCGCCCTTCTCGTTTCTACCGTGGCCGAATTGAAATCCGCCGCTTCGAACAGCGCCGATCCGGACATTCAAATTCAACTGAACGCGCTCGCCGACAAGGCGGACGCCGAAACCGCCAAGATCGCCGCCGCCCTGGCCGAAACGCAACCCGCGGCCACTCCCGCGCCCGACCCGGCTCCATTCGAGCCGTCACCGGCCCCGGAGCTCACCACCGAAACGCCTGTCGCCTAAATTCTGCCTGTCCTCCCCGGACGCACTTGCGCCCCGCACTCGTTGCGGGGCGTTTCTTTTTGGGCTACCCTCTGGCCGAACGTTGGCAAGGGTCACGCAATGCGCAATTTCGTCACGTGGGCGCTTGTCGCCCTCACTCTGGCTTTCGCAGCCCTCACCGCCGAAGCGCAAACCGCGCTCACCGCTCCGTCAATCAAATGGGCTGGCGTGTGGGGAACCACCACGCCTAACAGCCTCATAGGCTACGACAGCGGCACGGGCGCACCATGCGTCATCGGATCGTCGGCGACGTGCTCCCTGGCGATTTTCACGCCTTCAGGGGCGCTCCCGACGACGGGCTACAGCGCCCAATTCACCGTGACCGCCAGCGCGCAACAATTGCCGTCGCAGGTTTTCAGCGCCGGGCCAATCATCACGGCCTTCACGACCAATTCCGCGAGCATTTGTTTCGGGTGGTCTAACGCCATCACGCTCACGTCCGGGAGCTACTGCATCGTTCCCGGCCAATCAATCGCCTATGCGCTCGGGAACATTTCCGCGCTTTGGTACATCGGCGGAAACACAACCGACAAATTCGAAGTGACGGGAACCTAACACATGCGCCGTTTTCTTTCCGCGCTTTGCGCGCTCCTGATCGCCGCGCCGGCGTTCGCCGCAACCGCGCCGGCTATTCCGCCGCCCGCCCCCTCGACGCCGCCGGCGATCATCTACCCGCAAGCCTTGGCGCGCGCGACGGCGTTGAACCAGGCGAACGCAAGCCCGGCAGTGATGGCGTCGCCTCCGACGATCACGATCAGCGCGAGCTACAACAATGGGGCGGCCGCGCAACGAGCCGGCAATCAGTTTGCCCAAGTGTTTGTGCCGGGAACGAGCACAATTAACTCTAAGTATTTTACATATTACGGCATTCCGCCTGTTCCAGCAAATAAGTATAACGCTAGTTGGTCGGCCACATTTGCTCGGCAATTAAACAATTTAGTTTTCAATGCGGGCGTTTACACTGCTTCTTACGAGTTTATGTATTCTTGCGCGGCCAACGCTTCGGGAAGCTGCTCTTTCGAAGCCGCGTTTTTTAATAAAGACGCCTTCAGCCAATACAGCCAAGACGTTTACCAAATATTTGTGGACAATGTCCCGGCGACGGCAACGGGGCAATGGTACACGGCGACGGCGGGAAATAACTACAACGTCAACGTCGGCGGCATAACTCCCGGCACGCATCTTATCCGCATTCGAACCGCTCAACCCTTTGGCGGCATCGGTTACGGGCCGAATGACAGCATATTTGCTTCCCCGAAAGCCGCGCCGTCGGCTCTAATTTTCTGTGACTCGTACTGCGATGGCGCTTGGACTTCCTACACATACACGAATGGTCAGACTGGCTTCGGCGCGTTTGAGGGCTGGGCCACGCGGCTTTGCGACGTCCTAAGCATCAAAGATTGCTGGCAGGAGGTAGAGCCTGGCACGGGCGTAATGAACACGGGTTCGCTTGCCGCGCCGTTGCAATTCACAGCGCCTTTCGCGGTGAATGCGGTGGGCGGCAATCTCAATGCCGTTTGGACGGGTTCGACGGCGACGCTTTTCGCGATGTTCTCGACTGGTGAACAGCGGACAATTAGCGTCACGAACGGGTCAGCGGCAGTTACGTGGACCGGGGGCCTCACTCAAGCGGCAACGAATCAAGTCACGACCCTTGCGACCGGCACTCTTGTAGCTTTTGCCTCATTCACAGACTCGACGCACGGCGTTCTGTCGGCAACTTGGGGCGGCTCAACGTGCACAAACTGCACGCTTGTTCTTGCCGAACCGAACGGGATTGGCGAGACGGTCTCGGCGACATTTACGAACGGGAGCGCGAATGTCAGTTGGACGACACCGTTGACCGGGTCACCTTGGTTGGTTGCGACCCTATTCACCGGATCGTCGTCCACTACCGGGAAAGGTAATTTCCTTCAGCGCGCCAAGTCTCTCGCGCTACAGTATCCTACTTTTAGCCCGGCGATCATCGTCGTCCAAGGGTCGGTGAATGACACCGTCGCCCTCGGATACAGTCATGCGCAAGTCCAAGCGACTTACACTGAAATGCTTAACTTCGTAAAAAGCACTTGGCCCAACGCTAAAGTCTTCTTCACAGGCAATCTATATATCCGCCAGCATAACCAAGTGACCAACTACCCGGCTTTGGACACGGACCTTCAAACGGTGGCGGCGGCTTTCCCCTCGATACCGTTCTATGACCCGTATGCTTTGGGCCTGTTTGGCGGCCTCGGGGCAGCTTGCGTTCCCTATTCCGGGACGATCACTTTTAGCCCCACGCCTAGCAATGGCGCGACTAGCGGAACGCTCACCGCTAACTGGTATGGTACGACCGGCACTAACTTCACTCTCAAATTCTGGAACGGAACCAGCTACGACACGAAGACCAACGTGACCTTGACTAACAACACAAACACCGTTTCGTTTTCGGCTTTGTCGCAAGCCCCCTCGACGGGCGTTGTGGAATATTATTCCGGCACGACCGCGAACAATGGCCCCGCGGACGTCGGCCAATCGTGTTCGTCGTCAAATTCCGGGCCGGATATTCACCCGACCTCGCGCGGCAACCAGTTGGTTGCGCAAGGGCTTGCCGGGTTCATTCAAACCTGGCTGGCGGCAAATCCGTAATGAGCATTCCCTATACGTTTGCCGACCAGGGCGACAAGCAGGTACCGGCGGAACACCTTGACGCCAACTTCGCATATCTGCTCGGGCTCGCGGCGGGGGTCGAATGGGCGGCAGTCCTAAGCCGTCCTTCGAACCTTTCCGCGCTCTCCGGATCGGAGGTCATTCAAAACGCCATCCTGCAAGCGGCCCTGCTTGGCGGAAGCGTGATCCCCCAAATCTCGACGCAAGTCCAAGGCCAGGGCACGCAAGCGACGCTCAATTTCACCGCCGGGACTAGCGCGCCGACTTCCCCGCAAACCAAAGACCAATGGTTAGACACCAATACCACGCCGGCGGTTTTGAAAGTGTGGAACGGGGCGGCGTGGGTTATCGCCACGCCCACTAACACGAACCAATTGACCGACGGCGCATACCTTGGGCAAACGGCGCTCTGGAATTCCGTGAGCTCCCGGCCGAACAACCTCACGACGCTGACCGGCTCCGAAGCAATCCAAAACACGATTCTGCAATATGCGTTGCTTGGCGGCAGCGTTGTCCCCTACGTTTCGTCGTATATCACCGGCCAGGGGACGCAAGCCGTCCTCAACTTCACGGTGGGGACGTCCGCACCTCCAAGCCCGCAAGTCAAGGACCAGTGGCTAGACACCAACTACAGCCCGCCCTTGTTCAAGACATGGAACGGGTCGGCCTGGGTCAGCGCGACGCCGAACAACACGAACCAACTCACCGACGGCGCGGCGCTCGGGCAAACGGCTGTCTGGAACTCCGTGGGTTCTCGACCGAGCAACCTCACGACCCTGACAGGCGCGGAAGCGATTCAAAACACGATCCTGCAAGCGGCCTTGCTTGGCGGAACGGTGGTTCCCCACATAGCGTCTTACGTCAACGGCCAGGGCACGCAAGCGACGCTCAATTTTACCGTCGGCAATTCGGCCCCGTCATCGCCGCAAGTCAGTGACCAATGGTTAGACACCAATTACAGCCCGCCTCTGTCGAAAACGTGGACCGGGTCAACGTGGATCGTTTCGACGCCTACCGACACGACCCAACTTCACGACGGGGCCAATCTCGGGCTAACGGCGCTCTGGAATTCCGTGAGCTCCCGGCCGAACAATCTCACGACGCTGACCGGCTCCGAAGCGATTCAAAACGCGATCCTGCAATCCCTGCTGACGGGCGGCAGCGTTGTCCCCTACCTGTCGTCGTATATTAGCGGCCAAGGCACGCAAGCTGTCCTCAACTTCACGGTCAGCACGTCGCCGCCTTCAAGCCCGCAAGTCAAAGACCAATGGTTAGACACCAATTACAACCCGGCGCTCTTTCGGTTTTGGAACGGGTCTGCCTGGGTGGTGGCGACACCCACGAACACGAACCAGCTTGCCGACGGGGCGAACCTTGGCCAAACGGCGACATGGAGTCTCATAGGTTCGCGCCCCTACAACCTCACGCAACTCGGGGGCGGCGAAGCGATTCAAAACGCTATCCTGCAAGGCAACCTGACATCCGGCAGCGTGATCCCCTACCTGTCGTCGTATATCAGCGGCCAGGGCACGCAAGCCGTTCTAAACTTCACGACGGGTTCGACCGCGCCTTCAAGCCCGCAGGTCAAAGACCAATGGTTAGACACCAACTACAGCCCGGCGCTTTTCAAATTCTGGAACGGTTTCAATTGGGTGGTGGCGACACCCACGAACACGAACCAGCTTGCCGACGGGGCGAACCTTGGCCAAACGGCAAGTTGGACCTTGGTCGGCTCGCGCCCCTACAACCTCACGCAACTCGGGGGCGGCGAAGCGATTCAAAACGCTATCCTGCAATCCCTGCTGACGGGCGGCAACGTCATTCCCTACATCGCTGGCCAAATCCAATATCAAGGCGCGTTGGCGACGCTCAACAAGGCGACGCAGCTAACCTATCTCTCGGGCAGCGTTTGCATTCAGGGCGTCATTCAAATTCGATTGGGGGCCGCTGGCGGGGTATCGACGGCCCCTGGCGATACGCTCACGATCACAGTAGGGTCATATTCTGAAACATATACCGCTGTTTCGAGTGCTCCGGGCGCGTTCCAATTTGTTGCAAGTAACAGCAACACCGCATCGGCCGCAAACCTAAGCTCGGCAATCGCGGCATATAGCTCGATACTGACAAATGTTTCGTCTTCGGGCTTTTATGTTTCAGGGACTGTGCTCGGGCAAAATATCGGCGGAACGGATACTTTCGGCGCGCATTATACGAACGTTTCTTTTACGCTGAATTTTTCCGGGCTAGGCGCGGCGACGTGGACCACCGCGGGGACGAACACGGCGACGTGGACAAATACCTCGGGACCAATCCAAGTTGCGTTGCAGGGCCTCAACACCATTGCCACGCATGGCGGCAATATGCGTATCACGTTGACGCTCACGATGACGTGGAACCAAGCTAACGGAATGTATTTCGGCCCTAGCCTTTCGCGGGCGGCGGGCTCGCCAAGCGGATCAAGCGCCTTCAGTCAGACGCGTAATTTGCTTTACGCTTCCGGGCCGGCGGGCAATGGGCCGCTCACTATCGAAATGAGTTGGACAGACACCGGCTTAGCCGGCCACGCCGGGAACGCAAAATATAATTTCCAGCTTGGCGGCGCGAATTACAATCCGGGCGCGGGATACGGCACGGTCACAGTGTCGGGCTATGAAATAGTCTTTGAGGAATTCATCTCATAGACGGGCCGCGCGCTTTGCGCTACCTTTCCGACAAGGTTTCGAATTACCCGGAGACAACCCCGTGACCATCTCTGTTAGCCCTGACGGTTTTGCGACCCTTAACGGCATTTCCGACGTGCGCAATGTTCTCTCGGAACCGCACAAGAGCGCGTTTATCGAGGGCCTGGCCTATGGCCGCCCGACGCTCGAAATGATCAACGACAGCTTCGAAACACTCTACGCCGCCGTGAAGCAGGACAAGAGCCTGTCTGGGCCTGATCTTGTCGCTGTCGCCACCGCTTGCGCACAAGTGGGCTACCTGTTTGTTGCGCATGGGTTCATGGGCAAGAGCCAGCGAGCTTCTGAAGTCGGCGCGGCCATGGAAAAGATCGTCGCCGGCACGGACCCGGCGTCGGCTGGCGGCCCCGAAATCGACGGCCGTTTCACCGCCCCTCCCCCGCCGTCCGAAGAAACGCCCCCGGCGGCCTGATCATGCGGTTTGCGTTCGACAAGTCTGCCCGAAGCTACGACGCCGACGGTCGCTTGCACGTTCGCGTGTCGAACATCTCCAAAGCCATGGTTTCGCCCTACTACGGGCGAGAGATTCCTGACGCGGACAAGCTCGGGCTAGAGCCTGCCAAGGTGTATCATTTGCTCCGCGACCCGGATGAGCTCGCAAAAGCCGCGCCGACGTTCAACAATCTCCCGCTGCTCTCGCGCCATGTTCCGGTCAGCGCGGAGGAGCACATGCCCGACTTGGTGGTTGGCTCGCTCGGGACCGATGCGCAGTTTGCCGCGCCGTATTTACGCAACAGCCTGGTAGTGTGGGCGCAACCCGCCATCGACGGCATCGAGACGCAAGAGCAACAAGAATTGTCGGCAAGCTACCGATATGTGGCGGATATGACGCCTGGCACATACGAGGGCTTGCATTTCGACGGCGTCATGCGCAATATTGTCGGAAATCACGTCGCTCTTGTGACCGAAGGTCGCGCCGGGTCCGACGTCGTCGTTAGCGACGCAATGCCAGAGGGGTTCTCTATGCTGAAGTCACGTCGCGCGCTGATGCTCCAGGGGGCTCTTACCGCGCTGATCGCCCCGAAACTGGCGGCCGACGCCAAGTTCTCGCCGGCTCCGTATCTTGTCGGCGTCAACGCCCGAAATTACGGCGTGACCACGAAGCGGCTTCCCCAACGCATTCTTGACGCCGTCGCGCCCAAGCTGGCCGCGGACGAAGGTCTTGACGTTGACGACATCATCAAAGTGATCGGCGCGGTCTCGGGCAACGGCATGGAGCCCGACGGCGACGAAATGGACGAACCGCCAGCCGTGGACGCCGAAGGCGACAAAATGGCTCAGGTCATGGCCTGGCTCAAGGGCAAGCTGTCCGACGAAGACATGGCCGAATTGGCCAAGATGACCTCGGGCGAGGAACCGGCGAAGGACGCCGACCCGGCCATGGAGCCCGAAAAGAAGGGCGACGTCGTGGGCCTTACCAAGCAGAAGGACGATCAACCCGCCATGGACGCCAAGGCAGTCATGCGGCACATGAATGAAATCCGCCAAGCGGAAATCGCCGTGCGCCCCTACGTCGGCGAAATCGCCGTAGCGATGGACAGTGCGGCCGACTATTACCGGCTCGCTCTTGACGCCGTCGGCGTCGAGCACGCCACGGCCCCGGACAGTGCGCTTCCGCACATGCTGGCGCTCTGCCCCAAGCCTGGCTCGACGCCCGCCGCCGCCGCGCCCCGTGTCGCCCTGGACGCCGCTTCGGCCACGTCCTACCGCAAGCGCTTCCCCGAAGCGCGCCCCCTCAAGACCGCATAAGGGCCGCTTCCGATGAGCTTTCAAACGCAAGTCAACGTCAACCCGGCCTTCGCTGTCGCGGGTGACTTCGCTTCCGCCAATCCTCGCGCCGTTGCGCCGGCGGGCGGGGGTCAATTCGTCACCGCGACGGGCGGCCTTACCGTGGGCCGCTTCGCTTGGTCGGACCCGACCGGCACGACCGCGTCAAATGCCGGGTATGGTCTTCCGACGGGCTTCGTGCCGCGCATTCCGGGCAACGCGCTGATCACCACCTTCCTTGCCGAAGGGTCGAGCGTCATTCCGGCGGGCTTCCCCTGCACGATCTTCGACACCGGCGATTTTTGGGTTACCAATTCGGGCTCGACCCCGGTCACTATCGGCATGAAGGCATACGCCAATTATGTCACCGGGGCGGTCACGTTCGCCGCCGCAGGCTCGCCGCCGACCGGCGCAAGCACGACAGGCTCTATCGCGGCCTCGACCTTCTCCGTCACCGGCTCCATCGCGGGCAACGTCCTATCGGTCACGGCGGTTGGCTCGGGCACTGTCGTCAACGGTGCGACCATCTCGGGCACCGGCGTCGTGTCGGGCACCAAGGTCTCGGCGCAGCTTACCGGCACCGCCGGGGGCGTCGGCACCTATCAGGTGGACACGCCGCAGACCGTGGCCAGCACGACCGTCAGCGGCGCGTATGGCACGCTCACCGTCACGGCGGTAAGCTCCGGAGCCCTGGCCGTGGGCGACGTCCTGTCGGGTTCCGGCGTGACCGCCGGCACTTACATCTCGCAATTCTTGACCGGCGCAGGCCAGACCGGCACTTACGCCGTCTCCGTCTCGCAAACGGCCAGTAGCACGACCATTTCGGCCACCTCGGCAATCGAGACGAAATGGTATGCGCGGAGCTCCGCCCTTGCTGGCGAGCTTGTCAAGATGTCGTCTCGCGCTCTCGGCTGATAAGGAAAACCCATGCGCCGCAATCCTGAATTTGCCGCTCTCGCCCGAGACTACGGCATTCACTTCCCGCCCGAGACGTTCGACTACATCCCGGAGGGCTTCGCCAACGACTCGGCCTTTGCGTTCGACGCGCAACCGACGCTTGTCACCACGTCCAACGCGGGCATTCCGAATTGGCTCACCGTCTACACCGATCCGGAGATCATTCGGGTTCTGGTGACGCCAAACAAGGCGGCGGAGATTTTCGGCGAAGCCAAAAAGGGCGATTGGCTGACCGACACCGCAGCCTTCCCCGTCGTGGAAAACACCGGCGAAACGTCGTCCTATGGCGACTATTCGACCAACGGTTCAAGCGGCGCGAACGTGAACTTCCCGCAACGCCAAAGCTACCATTACCAGACGGTAACTCAGTGGGGCGAACGCGAAGTCGAACGCATGGGTCTCGCCAAGATCGGATGGGCCGCGCAAAAGTCCATCGCTTCGGCTATGGTTTTGGACAAATTCCAAAACAACAGCTATTTCTTCGGCGTCGCCGGCCTGGCCAACTATGGCATCCTCAACGATCCGAACCTGACCGCCTCGCTTCAGCCCGGTCCGAAGGTTTATGGGTCGAATGCGCATGGCCCATGGATCACCGCCGGCGTGGTCACGGCGACCGCGAATGAAGTCTTCACCGACATTCAATCGCTGTTCTCGCAACTGCAAGTGCAGGCTCCGGACATTGCGTCGCTCGACGCGCAAATGACGCTGGCGCTGTCGCCGGCTTCGCAAGTTGCGCTGACGGCCACCAATAGCTTCAACGTCAACGTTGCCGACCTGCTCAAAAAGAATTTCCCGAATATCAAAGTTAAGACCGCGACGCATTACGCGACGGCCGCCGGCAACGTGGTGCAACTGATCCTTGACAGCGCGGAGGGCCAAGACACCGGCGTGTGCGCTTTCACGGAAAAGATGCGCGCCCACGCCGTGATTCCCGACCTTTCCGCCTGGGCTCAAAAGAAGTCTCAAGGGACGTGGGGTTTCATCCTGAAGCAGCCTTTCGGCATCGCTTCCATGCTCGGAGTCTGATCGACCACATGCAAACCGTCACCGTCGCTTGCAAACTCCCGAACGGTCTTCATATGGAGATCGCTCGGGAAGGTCAGCCCAAGGTCCGCTTTACGCTCAACGGCGCGCGTCGCCGCGTGGACGCGAACAACCGCGAGCTCAACGTTGAAGCTCACGACGTGGCTTTCACCTACGGTCTGACGCACGGCATTCCCAAGGACTTCTGGGACGCCTGGATTGCGGAGAATGAGCATTACGGCCCCGTTGCCAATGGGCTTATTTTTGCCCAAGCCAAGGAAGCCGATTCCAAGGCGATGGCTCGCGAGCGGAAAGACCTCAAGTCGGGGCTGGAACCGATCAATCCGGAAAAGCCCGACCCGACCGGCAAGGTGGTTCCGCTCGACGTTCCGCGCAACTGACGTCATGACTGTCGCGGTCTTCGTCGTCGCGGACTGGCGCGTTCGGTTCCCTGAATTCTCGAATGTGTCTGACGACGAAGTGAACGACTGTTTCACCGACGCGACTATGATCCTCGACAATACGGACGCATCGCTTGCGCCCTGCGATCCGGCGACCTATCTCCCCCGCCTTCGGTATCTCTGGCATTTGACGGCGCACCTGGCGCAACTCTATTTCGGCTCGACTGTGCAAGCGCAATCGCGCGTCGTCGGGCGCATTTCGTCGGCCGGGCAAGGTTCCGTCAATATGTCGGCGGAATACAACGGCCCGCAAGCGGCGGCCTGGTATAATCAAACCCAATACGGTGCGACTTACTGGAACATGACGCGGCAACTTCGCACCTTCCAGTATGTGCCGGGAATGTCTGGCCCCGCATGTCCGCCGCGACGTTGGTAGGTGGCGACGCGCTCGCTAAGGCGCTGGCGGAGCTCGGGGCTCGCCTGGCGCAACCGGGTGAACTTCGCGTCGGCTTTCTGGAAGACGCCACCTACCCGGACGGGACAAGCGTCGCCATGGTGGCCGCCGTCCAGAACTTCGGTGCGCCGGCACGCGGCATTCCGCCACGCCCATTCTTTTCGAACATGGTGGCCGCCAAATCGCCGAAGTGGGGCGATAGCCTGGCGAACATTTTGAAGCTTCAGGATTACAACATCGGCAAGAGCTTGGAGCTCATGGGCGAAGGCATCGCCGGCCAGCTTCGGCAATCGATCCGCGACACCAACGCGCCGCCCCTGTCGCCTATCACCATCGAGCGCAAAGGGTTCGAAAAGCCGCTGATCGACACCGCCGTTATGTGGAACAGCATTTCCTATGAGGTCACGACCGGAGGCGCTATAGTGGCCAAGGGCGGCAAGACCGCCAACGCCCCGGCGGAGGTGGTCGGATGAACCTAAGCGCCATCGTCGGCCCCCTGATGGACCCCATCAACGCGCCCTTCGTCGGTTCGATTGTTTCGAATACGGGCTACGCCACGGACGCCGCCGGCCACCGCGTCGAGACGACAACCACGACCGCCAGCGTGACTTTCCGGGTGCAAGCTCTGTCGAGCGACGACCTTAAGCAAATGGACAGCCTCAACGTCCAAGGCATTTCGCGCGCGGTCTACATCAATCAGCGCGTCCAAGGGCTCAACCGGCCGGCCATGAAGGGCGGCGATTGGCTCTTGATCCCGACCGGCCTCACGTCGGCCAGCGAGGGCGATACCTGGCTTGTGACGCAAGTTTTGGAGGGGTGGGATTCGTCGGGGTGGTGTAAGGTAGCGGTCACGTTGCAGAATCCGCCACAAACCCAATGAACGCTATGCAAATTTCGCGCAAATTCAGGGAAAGCGACGCCGGCTATCATCATTGGTGTGCCGGATGCAACCGGCTGCACACGTTACCCAAAGGGCGGGGCTGGACATATTTCTCGCCGGGTGACGGTATGTCCGCAATACCTAGTTTTCATCTGTCGTGGCAAAATGAACGCGTGTGTCACTATTTTCTGACGAATGGTCAAATCGATTATCTTGCGGATTGCCATCACGCTTTGCGCGGGCCTCAGCCTGTCCCTGACCTTCCGGAAGACTATCGCGATTTCGAGCGCGAGGTTCCCGCGTGACCAATTTCGTCCCCTCGATCACGCAAGACGATTGCCTCACGGCGCTTCGGGCCTTCCTCCTGGCCGTGCTCCCCTCGGGGACCGAAGCTTTCGTCAATCAAGGCAACCGCGTTCCGGAGCCCAAGGCGGCCGACTTTGTCGTCATGACCGAAGCGCGCCGGGACCGTCTCCGCACCACCGTTGCGGATTGGGACCGGACGCATTCGACCGATACGACGATGACCTATGAGGAAGGCACGCAGTTGACCTTTCAACTCGACGTTCACGGGTCGATGGGGTCGGACAATTCGCAGATCATTTCGACGCTTTGGCGGTCTTCTTTCGCGACCGAATTCATGCGGTCAAATGGCTATGCCGTTGCGCCGCTTTGGTGCGACGAAGGCAATCAAATCCCTTTCATCAACGGCGAAAAGCAATGGGAGGACCGATGGATTATGAGCCTCACCATGCAAGCAAATCCTGTTGTATCGACACCACAAGATTTTGCGGCTACATTGACCCTCGGATTGATCGAGATTGACTCCACGTATGTGCCTAACCCCCCGGTAGGCAACGGGAAGCTCGACTTTTCCAATGCAGACGATAGCGCACTGATCTCCGTCATCTCTTTCTAGGGTTCGCAAAATGCCGTTTCCGACGATTCAGGTCACACAGGGAACCGGCACGACGATCAACACGCTCCCCCCTGCTGGCCAGAACAGCGCGGCGGAAAGCCTTCCGGTAGTCCTAGCTTCGGATCAAACGCTTCCGCTCCCCTCGGGCGCGGCTACGTCGGCTTTGCAGACTACGGGCAACAATGCGCTCGCCGTCATCGCCGGGGCCATCACGGGGGGCGTCCTTGCCGTCTCGACTTCCGCCCTCCCGCTTCCCTCGGGCGCGGCAACGGCGGCTTTGCAAGTCACCGGGAACAATGCGCTAACGACCCTGGCCGGAATTGTGACGGGCGGCGTGGCGGCTGTTTCCGTGGCGACGCTTCCGCTCCCCTCGGGCGCGGCTACGTCGGCTTTGCAGACCACGGGCAATTCCTATCTTTCGACCTTAGCCGGCGTTGTATCGGGAGGCGCGGCGGCAATCTCCGCAGCGTCTCTTCCGCTCCCCTCGGGCGCGGCTACGTCGGCTTTGCAGACCACGGGCAATTCCTATCTTTCGACTCTGGCCGGCGTTGTATCGGGAGGCGCAGCGGCAATCTCCGCAGCGTCCCTCCCGCTCCCCGCAGGCGCGGCGACGTCAGCCAATCAGGCGACTATGATCACCGCCATCAATCAGTTGCATACCGACTTGATTGCGCCGCTTCCTTCGGGAACCAATTTGATCGGGGCGGTCAACCTCGACATTGCCGGCGCGGCGGTCTCACAAACCAATCCGGCATATACGTCGCCTTCGACGGCTCAAGGTTCGACCACGGCCGGCCAATATGGCAACTTGACGCTTGCCGCCGTCACCACCGCCGCCCCGTCCTACACGACCGCTCAAAGTTCACCCTTGTCGCTCACCGTAGCGGGCGCGCTTCGTGGCGACATGTCGTCCTACGCGGGAACGGCCCTTACCGGCACCGTGACCGCCTATGGGACGGCTCCGTCCGGAAACGTGTTCGGCGTCAATGCGGCGATCACGCAGGGCACGCTGACGACCGTCAGCACAGTCACTTCGTTGTCGCAAATTGCGGGCTCCGTCCCGCAAATGAACATCGCCAACGGCTCGACCAACAAAGAAGTCGGCGTTTCGGTGGCGACCGCCATTTCGCAGACCGACGTGAGCGCGGGCGCTTTTGCTGGCGCGGGCAGGGTCAACGGTACGATCATCGCTTCGGCGGCCGGCTCGGGCGCGTGGGTATCGGCCGAAATTAACGTTTCGACCTTGACGCTCGGGACTGCGACAGCGGTCTTTGCGATTCTTCAGGAAAGCCGCGGCGGTTCCAATTTCTCGGACATTTGGACTTCTGATCCGATCACCACCACGAGCACTGTCTCCATGCCGGCGCTCCCTGTCGGCGGCCGGCGACGGTGGTCTTTCTTCTCTTGTGGCGGAACGTCCACCACCGTTACGGCCACAATCACCGCTCTCGAATTGCCCCCAATGGCCGCGCCTTTGGTGCGCCAGGCGCGCGACTTCTATGCGGCCACCAACCCGCTTGCCTCGATGTTCAATTCGACGGCGCTCACCGCCTCAAACTTTGTGCTCTCGACCCTCAACAGCGCGACGACGCCGCTTTATGTCGAAGGCACGAAACTCGTCACGGCTTTCATGATCCTAGCCGGCAGCCCGACCGTTACCACACAGCCCGTCGTGACGATGCAAGGTTCTATGGACGGGACTAACTGGTTTACGATCTCGGGTTCGACAATGACCGCGGCGGGGAATGGCATGTATGCCGCATCGGTAGCGAATACCGCTTTCAAGTGGGTCCGTCTTGCGGTCACGACGGCGGCGGCCTACTCCGCCGGCTCTTATACCATCTCGAATATTGGCGTAAACGCGGTGAACTGACAGCCGTATCGACAAGGCGGAAACTTCCCGCTAGTATGGCGCAAAGGTCTATCCGGCTCGAAGGCTCTGAACGATGACGCAAGCGATTCCCGCCTCCCTATTCGTCAGCGTTTCGCCCGGCGTGATCTCCGCCGGCGGATCGGCGCTCGACGTCGTCGGTCTCTTTCTCACCAACTCGACGCAAGTCCCCATCGGAACTGTGATCAGCTTCGCGTCGGCCGCCGCCGTCGGGACTTACTTCGGGCTGGCATCGGCGGAATACGCCGCGGCGGTGGTCTATTTCAACGGGTTCGACAATTCGCCCAAAAAGCCCGGCGCGGTCAAATTCGCCCAATACAACACTGTCGCGACATCCGGGTATGTGCGCGGCGGGGCGATCACCCTGGCGCAAGTCCAAGCGATCACCAGCGGCACGCTCTCGATCACGCCCGACGGTGGCGCGGTCAAAACGTCGAGCTCGCTGAACCTGTCAAGCGCGGTTTCGCTTTCGGCCGCGGCGGCGACAATCACGGCGGCCTTCACGTCTCCCGGCTTTGTCGTCACCTACGACAGCCTTTCCGGCGCATTCGTCGTTACGTCCAATTCAACCGGCTCGACAAGCTCCATCGTCGTCAGCGCGGGCGCGGTGGCCACCGCTCTTAACCTCACCGCGGCGACCGGCGCGGTCACTTCGCCAGGGGCGGCCGCAGCGACGCCGGGCGCATTCATGTCGGCGTTGACGACCATTTCGCAAGATTGGGTCAGCTTCAGCACGCTTTGGGAGCCGGTCACTTCAGACGGCCTGGCTTTCGCTAATTGGACAAGCGGGCAGAATAACCGATACGCGTTCGTCGCGTGGGATACCGACGCGCAAGCCTACGTCAATAACTCGACAACGTCTCTCGCCTATCTGGTCAAGGCGGCCAACGACTCGGGCACGATCCTCGTTTACAGCCCGACCAACCTCGCGCTCATGGCCGCGTTCATCATGGGCGCAATCGCAAGCCAAGACTTCACGGCGCTAAATGGCCGCGTGACTTTGGCTTTCCGTTCGCAATCCGGTCTCCCGGCCGACGTGTCGAGCCAGACCATCGCCGCGCAATTGACGCTCAACGGCTACAATTGGTATGGCGCTGTCGCCACCGCGAACCAGGGTTTTACGTTCCTGTCGAATGGCCAGATCAGCGGGGTCTTCCTGTGGGTCGATAGCTTCATCAACCAAATCTGGATGAATTCGGCTTTCCAATTGGCGTTGCTGTCTTTGATGACGGCCGTCGGAAATATCCCCTTCAACCCCGCCGGCCGCAATTTGATCGCTTCGGCGCTCAATGATCCGATCAACGCCGCGGTGCGCTTTGGCGCAATTCGGCCGGGGGTCACGCTGTCGGCTCTGCAAGTCGCGGAGGTGAACAACGCCGCTGGCTTTGACATCGCGACCACGATTCAAGCGCGCGGGTGGTATTTGCTGATCCCGGACGTCTCGGCTCAAGTGCGCGCGTCGCGCGGCCCGCAACCCATCACCTTCTGGTACACCGATGGCCAGTCGGTGCAGTCCATCGCCCTCGGATCGTTGGAGATTCAATAGTGGCCACCAATACGATCACAAGCGCCGACTGCACTTTCCTGATCACCATTGCGGGGCTGTTCACTTCGCCCGTGCAGCTTCAAGGCTTCGCCGCGGACCGGGCTTTCGAAACGGCGGCGGTGGACGTCGCAGAGCTTGTTATGGGCGTCGATGGCAACCTTTCCGCCGGATGGGTTCCCTACATTTGCCCCATGACCGTCTCAGTCATGCCTGACAGCTTGTCTTCGACGGTTTTCGAGTCGTGGGCGGAAGCGGAGGTTTCGGGCCGCGTCAAGCTTCGTGCGGATGGCGTTATCGACATCCCCGGCACGGGTCGGCGATACACGCTCACCAAGGGCTTCATGACCAATTACACGCCGATTCCGCCGGCCGCCCGCGTGCTGCAAGCCCGAAGCTTCGGCCTGTCGTGGAACCGCGTTTCGGCGGCCCCGCGCTGACGTGCGAAACAGTAAGGAAATAGTGATCCCGCTCGACGGGCGCGATCTCGGCAAACGGTTCAAGATTACCGAAATGCCGGCGAGCCAGGGCGAAGCGTGGGCGATCCGCGCGCTCACCGCAATGTGTCGCAGCAACGTGGAAATCCCCGAGAGCGTGATCTCCGCCGGATGGGGCGCAATAGCGTTCATGGGCCTTCGCGCCTTTCTGTCGGCTCCCTACGAAGACGTGGGGCCATTGCTGGCGGAAATGATGTCGTGCGTGCAATCGATCCAAGATGCGGGGGTTCGGCCCTTGATCGAAGACGACATCGAAGAGATTGCGACGCGGGCTTTTTTGCGTGACGAGGTGTTCAAGTTACACGCAAATTTTTCCTTGATCGACAGTCTGTTGACTGCCGCCGCAGCGATACCGGACACCGCCCCCGCTACGCCCGAGTCTTGAACGTCCCGGCGTCAATTGCCGCCGTGATCACCGCAAACCTCGCGACGCTCCATGAACTTGACACGGTCTATGGGGTAGCCGATCTTTACCGCCTGGTGGAGATTGCCACCGTCAACGCCTTCAACGAGTGGGTTGCGAGCAATGCCGACCGTCATTGACGCTTTCCTAGTCAAGCTCACGCTTGACGGTTCCGGCTTTGAAAAGGGTCGGAAGGAAAACGACAAATCGCGCAAAGAGCTCAAGGACGGATGGGACAAGACCGGGAAAGACCTGGCAAAGAGCAACCGTGAAATAGCCGACAGCTTCACCAAGATCAGCCGAAGCGCCGCCGGCGTGGTGGCCACGGTGGTGGGCGCTAATGGCCTGGCCGAATACATCGGCAAGACCGTCGTCCAGTTTTCCAACCTCGACCGGGCGGCCAAAGCGGCGGGGCTTAGCGTTTCGCAATTCCGGGCCTTCGGCGACGTCATCGCCAAAAACGGAGGCGACGCCAACGTGGCGCGCGGAAGTGTCGCCGGGCTCGCGTCGCAGCTTTACCAGTGGCGCACCTTTGGGACCGCCTCGACGGGGCTGATCACGGCGGCGCAACAGACGGGCATTCAGTCGGGCGACAACGCGCTAGGGGCCATCGACAAATTCGCCAAATGGGCACAGGGCCGCAATCCGCAAGAAGTCAGCGCGTTCGGCCAAATGCTCGGGCTGGACGAAGCGACTATCGATCAGGCGATGAAAGGCCAGGGCGCGTTGCGCGGGGCCATGTCGGACGCCATGAAAAACCAGCCGTCGCAAGACGCCGTGACCAAGGTTCGCGACCTGCAAAAATCGTGGGCGGACTTGACGCAGGCGGTAGTGGGCGACGCGAATGCGCTCCTAGCCGACTGGTCGCCGGCCATGTCTGGCGTGCTCAAGTTGGTCACGGAGGGCATTCAGAAATTCCCGGAGCTCACCAAAGCGATCCTCTTGGCCGGCGTCGCCGCGACGGGGCTAAGCGGCTTGGGAATGGTGCGTGGGCTTCTCGGGCTAGGCGGCGGTGCGGCCGCGGCCGGCGCGGGGGCGGCAACGGCTGGCGGAGGCATTGGATCGGCGCTTTTGGGCGCGGCGCTGTCTCCGCTCGGCGTGACGGCCGCGGCTGGCGCGATCATCGCCACGCCGACGCAGCTTGCAAACAGCGACCGACCGAACAACCTGGCCGCCCGGAAAGCGGCAATCCGCAATTACCTTTTGTCGCACAATGTCCCCGGATATGCCGTTGACGGCATCGTCGCCGGCATGATGGCGGAAAATGGCGGCCTCGATCCCGGAGCGACCAACCCCACGGCGGCCGGCGATGGATCGCACGCCCATGGGCTGCTGCAACTTACCGGCGCTCGACAGGCGGCATATCGCAAGGCGACCGGCAAAGACTGGGGGTCTTCGTCCATGACGGATCAACTCGCCTGGATGATCCAAGAATTCAACGGCCCGGAAAAACGCGCCTACGGTCGCATTCTCGGGGCCGGCAATGCGCAAGGGTCGATGGCCGCTTACGTCAAAGATTATATGCGTCCGGGCGAAGGCGAAGTCGCGGGCGACCTTATGCGGGGCAATCGCGCGCTCGGGGCCGGGTCGGCCGACGTCACGGTCAACACCGGCCCCGTGACCATCAACACGCAAGCGACCGACGCCGCGGGCATCGCCGCGGACTTCAACGCTGAAATGCTTCGACAGTCCATGGCCGCGCAAGCGAACACGGGGCAGACCCCGTGACCACATTCCCTAACATTCCGGACGTTCCTGGCGTTCCTCCGATTGCTCGCCAGGCTGGCGCGGCGCTCGACACGCTGTCGGGCCTTTTTACCGGCCAGGCGAACCTTTCCAACGGGAACCTCGCCGGCCTGGTGGTCGGCACGCTCAGCCAAGCTTCTGGCGTCGTCCAGACCATCACAGGCGCGCTTCGTGGCGTCGTGGACCTGAATACCTTCCAATTCTCTGGAAGCCTGTCGGGGCCGCTCTCTGGCACAATCAAGGGCATCCTGACGGCCACGTCTCTGGACGGGACCACCGGGACGCTTTCCGGAGCGCTTTCGGCATCGATCTCCAATATTGCGGGCAAGCTGACAAATGGCGTTTTGACGAGTGACGCGCCAAGCGCCATCAAATCGGCCGGCCCGCAATATTGGGGAATTTACGATCATGACGGTGCGCCGGTCATTGTCGTCGATTCGGTGGTTGAGCTCGACTTCCGCAAAGAAAGCGACATTCCCGAATACCCCGTCGAGAAAGGCGCGTTCGAAAGCTACAACAAGGTCGAGCGTCCCTACGAGGCGACAATCTCGATGAACAAGGGCGGATCGTCGGCAGAGCGCAAGGCGTTCCTCGACACGCTGGAAACGCTTCGCGCCTCGACCGACACTTACCAAGTCGTCATGCCCGAGAAGTCCTATCACCAAGCCTCGGTGGTGGACTATGATTTTGACCGGGCGTCGGACAAAGGCGCGGGGCTGATCACGGCGCGCGTGCGGCTCAAGGAAGTCCGGTCGGCCGCGCGTGCGGCCTTTACCCTAGTCAAGAGCGCAAGCGCGGCGGCCACGCAAGACACGGGCCAGGTGCAAACCCAAACGCCTACGAAAAGCCAGGCGGCCGCCATGGGGACGGGGCCACAATGACCGCTCAAATCATTCCCCTTGCCGCAACGCCCAATCAGACGCTCACCGTGCAGCTTGCCGGCCAGCAGACCCGAATTAACATTTATCAGAAGGGCGCAAGCCTTTTTGTTGATGTCTTCGTCAATGACGCGCCGATCACGCAGGGGCGCATCGCGCGCAATTCCTGCAAGCTCATTCGCGACGCGTATCTTGGTTTCATTGGCGACCTGTCTTTTTTCGACACTCAAGGCGTTGACGATCCCGCTTACACGGGCCTCGGAGCGCGGTGGATTCTGGCGTATCTGCCCCCGTCATGAGCCTGATCAAACGCAAAATCGACGTCACCATCACGCTTGGGACCGGCAGCTTCGGCGAAGACCCGGCCGGATCGGCAAACACCGTGACCCTTACCGGGCTCAAGGTCGCCGCATCGATCTCAAAAGGTTCGCTTCCGACGTTGGACCGGGCCAATATCCGCGTTTGGGGAATGTCGCTTTCCCTGCTCAACCAGTTGACCCGGCTCGGCAAGCCCTTGGCCGCCATCCGCGACAATACGATCAGCCTTTCCGCCGGCGACGACGTGTCGGGAATGTCGCAAGTTTTCACCGGCACGATCTACAGCGCATATGCCGATTTTGAAAACATGCCCAACGTCGCCTTGACTGTGTCGGCGCTCAACGGCCTGGTTGATCTCACAAAGCCCGTCGCGCCGGCGTCATTTCCCCAAGGCGGCGACGTGGCGACCATATGCGCTCAGATCGCCGCGGCCATGGGAAAGCCCTTTGTTAACCACGGGGTCACGGTGCGACTCGGGCCTAGCTATTTCCCCGGCACGTCAATTGACCAGCTTCGCAAGGTTTGCCGGGACGCCAATATCTTCGCGCTCACCAATGGCGGCCCTAATGGCGACGCGGTGGAAATCTGGCCGAAGGGTTCGGCTCGCGGCGGCCTGATCCCGGTCATTTCGCCCGAGACGGGCTTAGTGAAATATCCGCGCTTCAGTGATCAGGGCGTCGCCGTGACGACGCTCTACAATCCGGGACTGTCATTCAACGGCCAGTTTGAATTGCGATCATCCGTCACGCCGGCGAATAAGGTTTGGACCATATACGACCTGACCTATGAGCTTGAAAGCGAAACGCCGGGCGGCAAATGGTTCTGCAACATCGGTGGGAGGCTTGAAGCCCTATGAGCAATCAAGGCTACATCGGCCAGCAGCGTCCCGAATCGACGACGTCAGATTACGGCGTGCAAGAATTCATCATCTCGCAAATCATCAACCGGCTTGCGACGGCAACCCTGGCGGTGGTGAAAGAGGCGACGGCGACCCGCGTCGCGGTGCAACCGCTTGTCGCTCAAATCGACGGGCAGGGCAACACGACCGCGCACGGGACAATATACGACCTCCCGTTTTTTCGGCTTCAGGCCGGCGCGTCCGCCGTGATCATTGACCCGCAAGTCGGCGACATTGGTCTATGCCTGTTTTGTCATAACGACATTTCCGCCGTGAAGGCGACAAAAGCGCCAGGGCCGCCCGGATCGTTTCGTCGCTATGATTGGGCCGACGGCATCTATTTAGGCGGTTTGCTCAACGGTGCGGCGACACAATTTTTGCATCTGGCCGCGGATGGGGCATATTTGACCTCGACAGCCAAGGTCACGCTGACCGCTCCGGAGATTGACATTGTGGGACATCTTAAGGTGACGGGCGATCTCGACGTGTCGGGTTCGAGCGCGCTAGGCGGGGCCGGCGGCCTGGCGCTCAAACGTAGCGACGGGAGCAACGCCACCAAGGTCACGGGGGTTTGAATGCAAACGCTTCTGCTGGATCGCAATACGTGGGACTTGGTTCTCGACGTGCAAGGCAATATCGCTTTGGCGTCGGACCCTTACAGTGTCGCGCAAGACGTCGCGAGCGCGGTGCGCCTGTTCCTTGGCGAACTCTGGTATGACGCTGGCGAGGGCGTCCCCTATTTCGCGCAAGTGCTCGGGCAAAACACGCCGCTCGAATTGATCAAGCAACTGTTTGTCACGGCGGCGCTCACGGTTCCGGAAGTCATTTCGGCGCAAGTCTATTTCAATGCGATCAACAATCGCGGGCTGACCGGCCAAATTCAATTCTCGTACATGACCCCAAGCGCCGCCGCGTCGTCTCGCTTCGGTGGCGAAGTCGTGTGGGGCGTGCTAACTTTCGTTGGCACGCCCGAAGGCGTCATCACTTTCGTGGGTAGCAGCGGCCTACCCGTCATTTTCGTGGGCACAACATGACAACCAGCGTCCCCACAATCACTTTCGGAGCCAGCGGCTTCGTCGCGCCGGCGGAGTCGGCGATTCTGGCGGGCGTCCTGGCCGACTACAACACGGCCTTCGGGGGCAACCTCAACACTCAGCTAGACACGCCTCAAGGACAATTGGCGAGCTCGACGGCGGCCATCATTGCCGACGCAAACGACGCTTTCCTGACCATCGCCAACGGGATTGACCCGGCCTATGCGGACGGTCGCTTTCAGGACGCCATTGGCCGCATCTACTTTCTGACGCGCAACCCGGCAAGCTCGACCGTCGTCATCGGCACTTGCACCGGACTGCCTGGCGTCGTGATCCCCACGGGCGCGCTGGCCGTCGATACGGGCGGCAATCGCTATGCCGCGTCGGGGCCGGGAACGATAGGGGCCGGCGGCTCGGTCGATATTCAATTTGTCTGCACGGCCACCGGCGCGATCCCGTGCGCCGTCGGGGCGCTCTCGACGATCTATCAAGCCATTCCCGGATGGGACAGCGTTACCAATGCGACGGAAGGCGTGCTCGGTTCCGACGTGGAGGGGCGTGCGGCCTTCGAAGCGCGTCGAGAGCAAAGCGTAGCGGCCAATGCGCTAGGCTCCCTCCCGTCCATTCTCGGGGCCATACTGGCCGTCCCTGGCGTCCTCGACGCCTATGTCACGGAAAACGTGACGGCGGGTTCAATCTCCATTGGCGGGGTGAGCGTGGCGGCCCATTCCCTCTATGCGTCGGTGGCCGGCGGAACCGACCTCGACGTGGCAACGGCGATATGGTCGCGCAAGTCCGTCGGGTGCGCCTACAATGGCAACACCACCGTGACGGTCACGGACAGTCGGAGCGGCTATGCCGTCCCATACCCGACATATTCCGTCACTTTTGAGCGTCCGACGTCGCTCCCCATCAAATTCGGTTTGACGATCCGCAACAGCCCGGCGGTTCCCGGCGACTATCTCGACCAAATTCAGGACGCGATCATTGCCGCTTTTGCGGGCGATGACGGCGGCCCGCGGGCGCGAATTGGCTCAGAGATTTTGGCGCTTCGCTTTTTTCAACCCGTCGCAGCGCTCGGGGCCTGGGCTCAAATCATTAGCCTTCAGATCGGCACAAGCACTCCGTCAAGCACATACGTCGATGTTCCGATCAATCAAGTCCCCACAATCTCCGCAAGCGATATTGTTGTGGCGCTAGTCTGATCATGATTGACGTCGAGCAAACAATCATTTCGCAATACGGCGCAAGCCCTATTCTGAATCAATTGATCCAGAATATGAATGCTTACATAGACCCGTCCGCGAACATAAATAGTTTCTACAACATGGCGTGGAATGTGGACACGGCGGAAGGATGGGGCCTTGACGTATGGGGTCGCATCGTCGGCGTGTCGCGTGTCGTGCAAATCAGCCAGGTCTATCTAGGTTTCGGCGAGGCGGGGCGGTGGAACGCCTACGATTTTGGGGAAGGCATTTTCTACACGCCCGGCGCGGCGACGACCATCCCGCTTACGCTGGACGATTCGGCGTTCCGTCTGCTGATCCTAGCCAAAGCGCTGGCCAATATCTGCGTCGTGTCCGCGCCGTCGATTAATCAAATCTTGTTGAACCTGTTTCCCGGCCGGGGCAATTGCTACGTCGTGGACAACCTCGACATGACCTTCACTTTCAAATTTTTGTTCACGCTGTCGCTTGTTGAGCTCTTCATCGTGCAGAGCTCGGGAGCCCTTCCGCAACCCGCCGGCGTTTCGTTTAACGTCGTGACCCCATAGGTGAACCATGCAGTCCTCGGGCATTCCGGTCAAATTTGCTGCACCGTTCGCGCATAGCGCCGGCGGCGGATACATATCGACACCCGTCCCGGCCACAACGGGCGCTTCCGGGCGCGCGGCGCTGGACACAGGCTTTCCGCCCGTCTGCTTCACGCCAGCGGCCAGCGGGGGCATTCCGCCGGCCGGCAAGGACTTCAACGGGCTATTCTATCAAATCACGTCATGGGACCAATGGTTTGCGGCCGGCGGCCCGGTTCCCTTTGACTCGACCTTTGCCACGACCATCGGGGGCTACCCGAAGGGCGCGATCCTAATCGACAACAGCTATTCCTTCCTCTACCTCAACACGTCAGAGAACAACACGACGGACCCCAACGCCTCGGGCGCGGGCTGGACGGTGCTTAACGCGGTGGCGGATGGCAGCGTGACCACGGCCAAGCTTGCGGCGCACGCGGTCTCCAACGCCAAGCTCGCGCAAATGGCCGCGGCGACCCTCAAGGGCAACAATACCGGCGGCACGGCGGACGCGGCGGACCTCACCGTTTCGCAAGTCCTGGCGCTTCTCAACATTTCCGGAACGATCCCGAACCTCAATTCAGCAGGGCATATTCGGATTGGCGCTTTCTTGATCAATTTCGGAACGCTGCACGTCGGCAATATCACGGGGGCCGCAGGCAATGGCGGCTCGGTATCCTTTGACCAGGCATTCGGTTCTGGCACGCCGTATGTCTTTCCCATCGGTCGCAACCAGCCCCTCAATAGCACGAATGGCGCTTTTGCCGTCTATGTGCTCGACGGCAGCATAAGCACATCCGGATGCACTCTGTGGGCGCAGGAGTGGGGCACGCTGGTCCAAGACCTTTATATTGACTACATCGCCTTCGGTATGGCTTGACGGCGGTGCGTATAATACGATAGACGCTTTGGGCATGGAAAACACATGCCCCGAGTGTGGCGCTTCGTTCGCCCGCAAACACCATCGCCAGGTCTTTTGCACGCCCGCGCACAAGACACGCTTCTACAACGTCCAGTGCAAGCGGGGCGTCGTGATGGGGCCGCTTCTGGCCGTGTGGGCGCGCGGCCGTCGCAAGCCGACCGAACAGACCCGCTATGCCTTTGCGCAAATGTGCGCGCTCGAAAGCGAATGGGCGCGGGAAGACAAGGCGGCCGGCCGCAATCCGGCGCTTGTCGTGGCGATCAAACAAGAGCTCGGATGGATCGCGGCGGACCTTTAGTCCACCTTGCGATAGCGCCGACCGCGCCAACCCCCGGCGGCGCGAATCGGCCAATCGTGCGCCCACTCGGGCATGACCATCATGAGCCTTTCGAATTCCTCGATGCTCCCCGCGCCAATCGGCACCTCGCCGACGTTTTCGTCATAGACGTGCAGAACCATCGGATACCCGGCGAGACGCAATAGCTTGATGCTATGGCGCTGAATGTCATGTGCGGTGGCCTGGACGATATTTTCTGTCAGCCGGCCCCCATAGGTCTGCATCGTGACCCAACCCATGGGACCATATTGCGGGTTGCTGTTCCACGTGTTGTAGGTGATCGCATATTCGCTCGGATCACGTTGCGACGGGCTTAGGCGCGGATTGTGATAGGTAAGTTCGCGCCCCGACAAGAGCCGGATGATCAGCGCGTCGCCTCGCATATAGAATTTGATCCCGCGATAATCGAACGTCGCGCCAGGGTGCAGAATGGCTAGGATCGCCATGCCTTCGACGCCATAATACTCTTGCCGACGGTCACGATCCCACGGACGTCCGCGGTGCTGGCCGCCCCACATCTCGACAATTGCCGGCGACGCCTCGCGCCACGCCAGAATGTGGCCCTTGATCTCGTCTTCGGTGAACGTCCCGGAGTCATCGAACCGGAGCCAGGCGGCCAGCCAACCCCCAAAACCAAGCCCGAGCTCTGCCACCTTGCCGATCTTTTGCCGGTCAGGGTGATGCGCGCCGGTCCGCGCCTTGTGCTCAAGATACACATCGAGCGGTGTGCCCGTGATCTTGGACGCGCTCAAATAATAGATCGGGAGGTTGTCCCGGAATGCATCGATGCGCCATTGCTCGCCGGCCATCATGGCGATAACCACCGCCTCAATGGCGCTATAGTCCGACGCGATGAGCTCATAACCGTCGCGCGCCACGAAGAGTCCGCGGAGCACGCCCGAAATGCACAAGAGCGCATCGCCGAAATAGTGCTCGACTAGCTGAAGGTTCCGGCACGACATGACGTCAAGCACGGACTGGACATACTCCGGAGCCCATTTGCCCGGCTTGTTCTCGGCAATCGTCCCGCACCAGGGGCAAACTATGTGCCGTTCCGCAAAAGGGGCCTCACAGGCGACGCACAGACGCAGCGGAGGGCCTGCCTTGGGCAAGTTGAGGGGTTGAGGGCCTTCACCCGTCGGGCGGCCTGTACGGGCTCCGTGATGCTGGAGAAGGTCACGCAGGCGATCATCTCGACACGCCTGATTCTCCATCGCATAGAGCTTTTTGACGCTCGCCGATCCAAGTAGCTGGCGCACCTCAAGGACGCGCCTGGCGTCCGCCGGCATGAACGGATCGAGAAGGGCCGCATCCACCGCATCGGCGTCCATCGAGCGCATATGGACGCCTCGCGAACGCAACCAGCCCTGCAACTGCTGAAGTTGAGTCGGCTCGATCCCGCCGGTCAGGTCGCGAAGCTCCTGGCCATATTGCGCGTGCGCCTGTTCCAACACGGCGATACAGTCGCGCACGGCAGCGCGGTCGATTCCTAGCCCGCGGTGATTGATCTCCTGATCGATCCACCAGAACAGCAGTTCGTCGGGCGTCATTTCGGGCATACGGGTCGCGGCGCCGTCTTCGGCAATCACGTCCGTGTCGCAGTAGGCACAAAGCCGCTCGAAGTCGGCCGGATCGTCTTGCGGCCGGATGCGCGTCCGGGGGTCTTTCTTGGTCGGATCGCGCGGCATTGAGAATTTATCCAGTAGCCGCTTGCCGTCCTTGTCCTTGGGCACGGGAAGGCGCAACACCTCGGACAGATCGCCCAATGCGCCAGGGTATTGGTTGACGCGCGCCGTGGCCATGCTGCAGCGCTGTTGATAGGGATTGAGGGCCGGCCAGCCATGCCGGGGCGTAAGCACGTTCTCCCATATCAAGCGCTCAAACATGGCCTTATGCGATTCAATCGCTCCGCCCTGTTCGAGCCAGCGCATCAAGTCCGCCGGCGGCGGCTCGCCTGGACGCCAGCGCTTCACCTCTTGACCGGGCAGCATATACGAGGCGGTCAACACCTCCGTCGTCGGGTGCTCGCAATAGGCGGCGGTTCCTACCGCCCTGATCCCCTTATTGCGTGCGCCAGGGGGCGCGCCCCATTTGCCGCGCTCTTCGTCCCATATGAAACCAGCTTCGCTATAGGTCTCGACGTCAAAACGCGCGGCTAACATTCCATGTATGCCTCTATGAACCCCTGAGCTTGCGCGATGTTGATCGCGTTACCATAGCCGCGCAATCGTCCCACTCGGGCGGGAGCCCCATGAGCCAGCGGGAATGTGCCGGGTTCAACTGGCCGCCATTTTCCATCCCGGCAGAAGAGCCAGTCAGCATCTCGCCAGAGACCGTTAGTCGGGCCGAAGTTGCAAGGTTCGCCTGCCGCGGTAACTGGTCGAACCGTTCCGAACCGTCCGCTCTCGGCCTGATGTCCACCCCGCTGTCCTTCCAGTCTCTGGTGGTGGTGGTGACCCATCCCGCCAACGCCGCATCCGCCGGCAGCGCCCCGCCCGCTTGGTTCGGTCCCCCGTGCGACCCGTCCGTCGCCCTCGGCGTGTTCCACCCGGCCAGATGACAAGCCTGTCCTAGGGGAAGCCCCGCCCCGTTGCCATTCCCGTGCTTCGCCTTCAGCCGCTCCAGCCGCTGCATGTGCTTCTCGGGGTCCGCGAAAACGTTCATCGCCTGCGCGTCCGGCGTCGGCCACCCAATACAGTCGCTGTCGGATGTGCGGCGCGCCGAAGCCCGCAGCGCAGGTATCGACCGCCCCGAAGGCGTAACCCGCGCCTTCCATGTCAGCCGATACAAGGTCGAGCCAACCGAGGCCGTCCTTGCTCGCAACCTGTTCGCCAAACACGACTGGAGGACGGCACTCTCCGATGAGATGGAAGAACGCGGGCCAAAGGTGCCGCTCGTCATCAAACCCGCCGCCTTTGCCTGCCGCGCTGAAAGGTTGACAGGGGCAAGACCCGGTCCAGAGGGGCCTTTCGTCAGGCCAGCCAGCAAGACGCGCAGCAAGCGGCCATCCTCCGATTCCGGCGAAGAAATGGCATTGAGTGTAACCTTCAAGGTCATTGGGCTGAACGTCCACTATCGAGCGGCGATCCACGACGCCGAGCGGAAGGTGGCCGCAGCGGATCAGCGACTCAAGCCAATCCGCCGCGGCGTTGTCGAATTCATTGTAGTAGATCATGACGACGCGTAGGCCATCCCAATTGCGCACGCATAGATGATCAGGCCTAGAACGGCGGTGATCAGGGCGGCATCGACCGCCATCCAGAAAAACCGATTCATGCCTTGGGCCTCGCAATAAGGGTTTGCGCCACGCCGTCGCGCATTTCGTGCGCCTTGATCGTGGCTTTGACGGTGATGGCTCCGCGATCCCAACCTTTGGAGCCCTTGTAGACGATCACGTTGCCGTCGGCGTCGTGGCAAATGTTGACATAAAGGTTGCCGAACTCGCTGGCGAAAGTGAGGACGTTTTTGACCGTCAACGAGAAGTCCCGCCGCTCGCCCACAGAGCCCACGTGGCGGCTTGTCGCGGAGTCGTGAGCCTTTTGCTCGGCCCGGCGCGCATCGCGCTCCACGGCGTAGCCCTCGGCCTTGGCGAGCGCTTCCCGGAGCAATTGGGTAATGCGTTGCGACGGTGCGCCCCAATGCCCAAAACCCCGCTCGCATTCACGCCACAAGAAATTGCCGTAATCGCCTGTCGGCCAACGGACTTTGGCGGGGGCAGTCGTGCACGTGCAATGCGGCCGACCGTCAAGGCAGGCTTCGGAGTGATCAGGATAACCGTCGTCGCCCATGATGCATTGCGGCCCAAGAACCGATTGCGCGGCAAACTCGCCCTCCTGGCGATAATATGCAATGAGGCGCTTGCCGTCCGGATTGTCGGCCAGCCATTGCTTTGCGCGCTTGGCATTGGCTCGCATGTGAATGGAGTGCTTGACGGCGTTATCGTAGGCGTCGGGATACTCAATGTCGGCTCGCATTGCCCTGATCTCCTAAGTTGACGGGGCCATCATATTGACTTTGACGGCCCCGTCAATCTCATTCTAGCCCACGACGTAACCTTGCTCCACCAATTGCGCATGGGTCCAGCCTTGCGCG